ATCGAAGCTCGACCGGTACAGCTTTGTTTCGGTGTCTTTGCTCTCGCCGCCCCAGCGCACCACATACGCTTTGAGCTCAATGGCGTGACTGATTGCGTCAGTCACTGCCCTTGCCTGCGCGCCCGTGGCGGCATAGACATCAACCTGCAACGTGAACCCATCGATATCTGGGCGGCCTGCGAGGTAGTTTTCTGGACTGCCGGTGATGACCTGCCAGACTGCATACGGCTTCGCCACGCCTTCGGGCGCATCATCGAACGGATAGAGCCTGGTGGGGCTGACGCCCAGTAGTGCCGTTACCCCTTCGTCAGCAGCGCATACGGCGAATATGGGTGCATATGACATCACGCTCCCCCTGAAGCCTTGGCCGCTCGTTTAATCGCGCGGTCAATGGCCTTCTCGTATTCAGTGATGAATGTATTGGTTGCCTCGGCTATGTTGTCGGCCAAGGCTTTTCGCGCGAATGGGTCTGCACGCATTTTGGAAGTACCGAATTCGATCAGTCGCCAGTGAGGCGTCGCAGCGTTCGAAGATTTATCGCCCCCCTTCTTGAGAACAGCGCCTTGCAGAACACCAACCCGGAAACCCAGGTCCCCGCTAGACTTGAATAATTTCCCGTTCCACCGAAGCGCGACGTTGTCCGCAATGGATCGGCCTGTTTCAGGGTCGTCTATCCGCTGCGCGCCTTCTTTCATTTTGTTGGCCACCAGCTGGGCAGCCTTACGCAGCGCTGACCGCCCCCCTTTACGCTTCATGTCCTGAGTGATCGATTCGAGCTTACCAACGAGAGATTCAACTCCCTCGAGCTGGAAATCCACTGAGTCAGCCATCGTTGACCCCCTTGGCCACCAAGATGGTGAGATATTCCAGTCCCGAATCGGGATCGGGCAAAGCCGGGCCTTTGATGTCGTAGGTATCACCCCGGTACAGGATCCGCATCGTCGGTAGCACACCGGCTCGGTAGCGGATCACCATCCGCGCCGTGGCCTCTGACTGGCTGGCCTGGGCAGCAATAAAATCTCTGGCGCTCAGCGGCTCGACCGCTGCGGGCACCTTGTCCCAAACCGTCTGCCAGCTCGCCAGCTCTTCACCGGTTTTAGGGTCCTGCAGTCGGCCCAGCGACTGAAACGTAATGCGATGTCGCAACCGACCGGCACGCATTACACGCCCATCCCAATGCGGTAAGGCATAAGTAGCGACTTGGAGGCCAGTGGCAGCTCCGTCGCATTCATACCGATTACCACTTCCTCGCGGTTGGCGAAGAGGTTGCCCAGCTTGAGCAGGCATGCTGCCTGTATGGCCTTGTTGATCACGATGCCGAAGTCGTCCATATCTATTTGCTCAAAGCTTTCAGACAATGATTGGCGAGCGCGCTCGCGAAGACGGCAGCGAATATCAGCGTTTTCTGGGTCGTCGGCCAACTCAAGCGCAGCCCGGTATGCAGCTCTCGCGGCTTGGGTACGCTGAATGATTTCAGCCTTCACCTTTTCGACATCAGCCTGATCGGCATAGAACCGCCGCTGCAAAAACTGCATAACAGCTTCCTCCGCCGCGCCCAGAAACTCCTCCACGAGCGGCTGATCCTCGGATTCTGCGTGCAGGTGATGCATGGCCGTTTCTATACTGATAACAGGCATGTGTCACTCCTGAGGCGGTTGGTGCTGCTCGGTTTGCGGAGGCAAATTCTCGCCCTGAACCGGCGGTCCTTCGCTAGGAACATTAGGTCCAGAATTGCTGGCGGGATCCGGCGTGGTGGAGGTCAAAAGTTTGGCCAACTCGCTTTCGGCCTCTTCTTTCTTGCCGATAAAGTCACCGACATGAGCGCCCTCAGCATCGACAACAATCCAGCGCTGCCCCTTCTTCGCTATCGTCAGCGCCGAGCGGTCACTGGAATTGTTGGTCAGCGCTGCGCCAGCCTCGCCTACGATCTTGCAAAGCTTGAGTTGCTCCAGCTCCTTGGCCAGCCATACAGGCGCGGCATAAGGCTCGTTGTCGGTGTCACGGATGGTGCCGCGGTCCTCGTAAGCCCGCAGCGGCTTGATCAATACATCTGACATGTCTCACCTCGGTGGGCTGGGGGTGCCGGCCACTTTAGGGGTTGGGGCGGCTTAAGCCGCAGCGGCCGCAGCCGTGAGCTTGCCAGTGACGAAGGCTTCGGTACGGTAGATGGCAAACGCCAAGCGCTCTTCAGCGCGAAGCGTGACCATGTTGTTCTCGAAGTCCTTGTCGTTCTCCGTGGAAATCAATACTTCAACTTCCATCCGGTCGAAGATCTGCGCGCCGAGTTTGAAGGCCCCCACCAGGAAGTCGTTTTGCTTCATCGCTTGGGTTGCGACTACAGGGCGATTCCACAGACGAGCCGCAGTGCCTTCCTGCGGTTGGCCGATCAGATAGCGACCCTGGCTGTCTTTGATCAACTCGATCAGAGCCCAGTCAGTTGGGTTGAGCACGATGCCATCCGAAGGGAACTCTGCCAGCTCGGCTTGCAGAAGGGCCAGGCGAAGCCGATCGATGCGCTGCTCGCCGGTTACGGTCCAGCCAGCTGGAGACGCGTATTGGTTTGCAACCGGAACGAGACCTTGCAGATTTGCACCGGCACCGCTGCCGTACAGCAACTGTGACTCTTCAGTGAGCAGCAAGCCATAGCGAGCGCGCGCATCGATGTAGCTCTGCAAAGCCTTCGCGTCATCCAGAATCTGACGCGACGCTTTGAACAGGTGGGCGATAGTACGAACCGACGCCGTTACCAAGGCAGTCGTGATTTCGGAATACGGCTTTGCAGAGCCCTCCGCTACGGTCGCGGCATTGTTTGTAAAGCCTGTCTCGCGGACGTACTCAAGCGAGCCAGCTTCGGTCTGGCCGGGGGCAACCAGATCGCGAATGGTGGCCCGACGCATACCCGGCAGCGCGACAGTATCCAGGCGCTCCGTGGCCGCCAAGCCACCGGCGGATGTGGTGGTGATAGCGGCGCGAGGCACGGAAACACGACGGGAGCCACGGAAAGACGAATTGACGCCTTCCATGTGTTCGCTGGTAACAACCAACTCGCCAGCGGACTTCGGGGTCTCGTTACGCTGCGTGTCACGATTGGCATTGACAAGCTTTTGCTCGGCTTCCAGCACGCGAGCCTGCAGTTCGCCCTGCTTCATCAGCAACTCGTCGACCTTGGCCGACGTTTCTTTGCTCAGGCCCTCGTGGCGATCGACATTCTTCTGCGCCTGCTCGGCATGAGCCTTGAGCTGATCACCGATGTCCTTGAGGTTGGCCTGGGTCTGCTTGTACTGGGTTTCGATGTCATCCTCACCGATTTTCCCCATCTGAGCATTCCAGCCGCGATAGTGAGAGGATCCACGTTTTACGAGCGCAGTGGAGATACCCACCAGCAAAAGCGAACCCATAACTGCTTCGGGCGTGGCACCGAAGGTCAGCGGGATCATGGCAGCGATGGACAACACAGCCATCAAGAATGCCGGGGACAGACGAAATTTCTTCATTGTGTGAAGCCTCATACGGGAAAGGAAAAGTTGAGTTTCGGTAGGGGTGACAGGTCCAGCTCGACAGCGCGGGGCTTATCGGACGAGGCAGCGTATTGCGTACCCCCGCCAGCAGCGCGCGGCGTGCTGGACTTGAAATTGGCGAAGAGTTCGCGGCGTTCGCTTCGGGCCATTCCGGCCTTCGCCAGAGCAATGTCCATGGCTTTCAGAGCATTACTCTGCTGGGCCTGCTCGTCTTCACGCTCGGTGATCTCATCAGATGAGAGAACGGCCGTTGCAAAGCCGAGCTCAACTGCTCGTCGGCCGCGTATGAACGTCTCGTCATCCATCATCTCGGCAATGTCAGCAACGGCCTGGCCGCTGCCTTCCGCGTAAAGGTCGGCCATCGCAGCGTCGAACTCTTCCATCGTGTTCGCTACATCGCGCAAGTCATGGCGGTTGCCGACTGCAAGCGTCCAGCAGTTGTGGATCATGAGAAACCCGCTGCTGGCCACTTCCCGCTTTGCGCCGGCCATGTAAATCACCGAAGCAGCCGATGCGGCCAGGCCCAGGACCTTGGTTGTGATCGGCTGGCTGTGCTCGCGCAGCCGGTTGTAGATGGCCAGGCCCTCGAACATGTCGCCACCTGGCGAATTGATGTACACGGTGGCTGGCTTGTCGCCGATTGAGCGAAGGGCCGCGTCGATTCGCGAGACGGTAACGCCTTCCCCGTACCAGTCCTGGCCAATAACGCCGTAGATGGTGATGGTATCGCTGGTGGACTCCACGGCCGCTTTGATGGCCGGATTCCATCTGTCGAGCGCGCGCGGGCTCAGCTCGCAGTTAAAACTGCCAGCCTTGAATTTTGGTTGCATGATTTATTCCTTCGAGTTTGCCGGCTGATCCAGCCAGTTCTGTAGAGCTGCCCTTGCGGCTTGCCCGTCATCGCCCTGACCCAGTTTGTCGATCGGCGAAAGGTTGGTTTGCACAGTTAGCACACCGGCATTTCCGCCCATTTTGGGCAGGTTCTCTTTCATGCGGCATTCGTCGCGGGTGTAGATGCCGTTTTGCACCATCCCCGAATACAGCGTCGCGCGGGCGGCGCTGTCAGCACGCAGCAGGCCTTCGATGGAGAACTCCGAGTAGATCTGGCGGCGCTGGGCTGGCGTAAGCTGGTTACGGTTGATGCCCTCCTCGATCCGGCGCATGTAGCTGCGCAGTGTGAAAGTCAGAAAGCGCAGCAACTTCTGCTCCAGGCCCGTGCCCCAGTTCGACGCCTTGTCGCTGTAGCCCACCATGGTCGGATCGACCATGTAGAAGCGGCAGATCTCCTCGGCGCTGTACTCGCGAGACTCCAGCAGCTGGGCGTCGACCGGGTTGATGCCGATGACCTTCGCGCTAACGCCCTCCTCCAGCACCGGCGACTTGCCGGCGTTCATGGCGCCGCTGATGCGCTGGACGTAGTCCCGGAAATCATCACGCTGCTTCGGCGAGAGGGTCTTGTTCACCTCGAAGGCGACCGTCTGGTGCATGCCGTTCTTGAAGGTGGAGCCGGCCACGTCTTCTGCCGACATCGCCGCGCCGAAGACGTCGGCGCCGTAGGCGATAGGCGACAGGCCGATCTGACCGTCCAGCGAGAACGCCGGGATGTGCATCATGTCGCTGCCCGCGATGTCGCGCAGCTGACCGTTCTTCTCGCGGTACCTGTAGAGGATTTCGCCATTGTCGGCGACGTCCAGGTCCATGCGGTTGGGCAGCAGGAACTCCAGTGCCACAATCCGGCCGCCGATGCGGACGATCTCGACGAAGGCATTGCCTCGCAGCAGCATCGAGGCGACCACCGCCTCCCAGAACTGCACGGCGGTCATTCGGCTGTTGGGGTTGGTGTTGATGATCCAGTGCAGATCGTTGTCGCTGGCCACCTTGCGGCCGCCGTCGGCCTGGCGCATGTACAGGCCCAAGGGCAGCGTGGCGATCGTCTCGGAGATCAGCCGGACGCAGGACCAGCAGGCCGCCAAGCGCATCGCCTTGTTGACGGTGATGGTCTTGCCGGTAGCGGACGTGCTGCCGACCGTTTGGGCCCAGATCCCGCCGGCGCCACCGGATAACGACCGACCGACCCAGTCAATGATCGACGTCTGCGGCGCAGACACCGCGCTGCTCAGTACGGACAGGAGGGACTTAGCCAATGGTCAGCCCTCTTCGGATGAATGCTGCCGCGACGAAGCATGACGAAGCGGCGGCAAGAAGCGCCCAACCCACGCCAAGCAGTACGTAAACGCCTGCCACTGCAAGGGCAAAGCCCAGCACTGCAGTCAGCAGGTATATGATTGATGCTGTATTCATTCGAATATTGGGTCC